CCGTGAGCAGAAGCGCCGTCTCCACTATGTTGCTAACATCTATGTGGTGAAGGATCCTTCTAATCCTGCTAATGAAGGTAAGGTCTTCTTGTACAAGTTCGGCAAGAAGATTTTCGACAAGCTCACCTCGGCCATGAATCCCGAGTATGAAGGCGATAAGCCGCTCAACCCGTTCGATTTCTGGTCTGGTGCTAACTTCAAGCTTCGTTCTAAGATGGTCGCTGGTTATGTCAACTACGATACCTCATCGTTTGACACTGCTGGTGCTCTTCTTGATGATGACGCACAGCTTGAGAAGATTTGGAAGTCCGAGCATTCTCTCAAGGAAGTTCTGGATCCTAAGAACTTCAAGTCATACGACGAACTCAAGCGGAAGCTCGAGGATGTCCTTGGCGCAAGTCTCGGCACTGCTGATGCTCCTGTTGTTGAGTCCGCTTCTATTAGTGGTTTGACACAGAAGCCAAACTTCGAGGCTGCAAAGGCTCGTAAGTCTGTCGCAGATGATGTGCCATTTGATACTGAGGATGAAGACCTGAACTACTTCAAGGGTCTTGCTGACGAGTAATAAATACTGGTGATTCCAGTCGGTCGAATGAATTGGGCAGCTTTTGGGCTGCCCTTTTCTTTATGAGAAGTGTCCGTTGACTAGATTGCCACTGTTATCACCATAAAGCTTTGCTCTATTCAAGGCTCTCAACTGTGATGGTGATGATGCCATTGAACCAGAAGACATTGTATCCACAAAGTTTGGATCAGGCGTAGTTACTGGCATTGGCTGTTCTGGTTTTCTTTGCATAGGTTGATTAGTCATTTCCATTCTCTGAGGTTCAACAGGCGCTATTTCAGCTTTTTGATCTTCTCGTCTTATAGTTGACGGATCAACTCTGAGATTACCCTGATCATCCTGAGTATAAAGTTCCCTGTCATTACTCACAAATTTAGTCTTACCAGTTGTTGTATTGATACCAACAACATTTTCTCCAGGAGTCATTTCAACTGTACCGCCAGTTGATAATCCTGGTGCAGCTACAGGCGGTATTTCTGCTGCTGGCAATCCTGGTGCAGCTACAGGCGGTATTTCTGCTGCTGGCAATGCTGGTAATTCTGTAGGAGGTACCTGCATATTATTTTGTGCTGCTGTAACAGGATCTGAATTTACTCTTGCTGTCACCGCTTCTTCAGCTTTTTTATCAATTTCTTCTTGTTTCTTCTTTGTCCACTCAGCAAGAGGATCGTAATCATTTTTTTTATCTTGTTCTCTCAATGCAACACCTTCGGCATGAGCCTGCTTAAAGTATTCCATTCCTTGATATGCTAGAGGAGCATCGCCCTTCTTGTTAGGTCCACCTATGTGCATTGATGTTTTGCCCATATAGTTGTCATTTGGTGACCAGCCGCCAACACCAGCACTTGGAATAGTTCTAGAAGAATTCTTTACAAATTCAGCAATCATTGGCCAATGTTCTGGATTGCTTTGATCTAGTATCACTTCATTATTATTATCATCTCTATAAGCAAGTCTAATATCAGCCGCTCCGGGAGTATCTGGATTTTGTATATCATGTCTGTTTGAAGGATCAGATCCTGTTGCCGCTAGTGAGGCTTGTTGTTCTTCCGTTTGCCCACCGGAAAATACTTTAACATACAATCCAGATTGTTCAGCAGCATATTCAAGCGCGTTTCTTAATTCAGGTTTTAATGGTGAACTTCTGAAACCTGCTTGTTCTTCACTAACACGACTTTCATCCGATGCTATAGATACAGCTTGTAGAGTTACATTATTAACTGGCTGTTTTTTCATTGTTTCATTGAATTGAGCTGTACCTAATTTTCCTAGGGCATCTTCAAAATTTTTCTTTTGAATAGGATTAGCATTTGTGTAGTAATTTCTCAATCTTTCATCAAGTTGATCAATCATACCAGCTTCAAATTTACCCATGACATCTTCTATACTTTGTATGTTTTGTGAGGCGCTTTCTATCTCAGCCTGTTTTAATCTTTCCTGCACTTCAATCTGATCATATCCTTGGTAAGGTCCAGAATAGTTTCCTCTAGCGGCAAAGATATTTCCTCCAATATTCACAAATCCTTGTTTTTCAGCATCTCTATAGAAATCTTTTCCTCTACCTTCACCATATACATAATAGTCGCCTCTGAATTCATTTGCTCCAAAGGTATTATCGGGAGCTGCGCCAGAAGATAATATTTTAATTCTTTGACGAATATATTCCGCTTGGTCTTCGGATACTTTACCTTTATTGAATCCTTTAAATTGTACACCACTAGTGCCTTGTCCCTGAGAAGCAACATCAAGCAAATTGCTACCGTATTGATCAGAACCAACTCTATTCAACATAACATTGATAACAGCATCAACTCCATCTTTGCTGCTCATTCTAGCTTCACCAGCAATTGTTCTGATAACCTCATCACTTAAATCTGCGTCTGTTAAACTATATGCTGGTCTATATAATCCAATTTTACCTTCAGGCAAATCGGCATATTGACCAACTTTTGCCCTTTGAAGAAGTTCTTGAACTGCTTTTTCTTCTGCTGAAGGACTTTTAAGAGGCTTTGATGTGTTTGGTGTATATGTACTATCACTACTGTCTTTACCGCTTAAATTAGTACCGCCAGATAAAGCTCTTCCGAATGATGATCCGCCACCGCCAGATTGACCAACATCTGGTAACTTATCGCGGTAATATCTAGGAAATAGATTGACCAATTGACCAGGAGTTAATGATGATATTAGATCACTAACAGCACCACTTTGAGCCAGCGTTGTTCGATCCGATGGTATCATACGGAGCATTTTCTTATAGTCTATGGTCATATTCTCTAGATTAAATGCCATTTATCTTCTCTTTTTAAATGTTGCTGCTTGGTCACGATTTTTCTGCTCTTGTTCTTTTATGTGTTCTTTGAGCAAATCAACGTAAATAAATCTTTCCCAAGGAATCATTCCCTCTAATTCGGTTAGACTATACTTATGGAACTGCATGAGTGCAAAGTTAGTCTTGTAATGATTCATTAGTTTGTCATGGCCAAGCATTATTGAAAAAAACGGGTAAAGTCCGTGTATTTAATCTTATGTTCAAATCCACACTTAGGGCATGTGCCATTCGATTCAATAGCAAAAGATGGTAGATTATCCACAAAAGATTCTAATTTCTTATACTGCTCACTGGTAAGACCCTCGATGAATTCTACCATTTCTTCCTTTGAGTAATCCTTACTTGAATATGTCTTATCGCCATTTGTAATTCGGTCAATACAACTAGAAATAATTCGTATTTTCTTTTGGAAATTACTTTCATTGCCTGTAATCATTTTCATGATAGAATAAGATGGATATTTCATCTTTATAGAAATCTTGCCTGATATGTTAATATCCATGGTAATATCATCTTTCTTTTCGATGACACAATTGGATATATCAATAACAGCATCAAATACGCCACCGCATTTAATACCATCTACCAGATTATTGCACACATAAGAAGTCTCAATGTTTTCACCAATAGACTTGGCTCTCAATGCAATAAACAGGTAGTCCACATCAAAGAATGGCATCTTCTCTAGGTCAAGATCACCAGACACAATACAGTTATTGATCACTTGCTTGGTGGTCTTAATGATATTCTCATTGTCTTTTGACTCGATTGCCATAAGCAAAAGCTTTTCTTCTTTTACCACAAACGGTCGAATTTTAATAGTCTTACCAGTCGATGGCAAGGTTATATCATAAATCGGCACATCAATTTTAGGTATAGTCATATATTTTCATCCTTTATAATTAAATATTACCCAGTCGGTAAATCGCCGCCAGGTATGGTAATCTCTAATGGACCTCCGCCAGAACCAGCAGCACCGCCGCGTGAATTTGGAGCCAATGTAAATGTGCCAGACTGAGGATCTCGGTTCTTTCGAGTCCAGTTGCTATATGAGAAAGAAACCGCTAGACGCTGAAAATTATCATCGGCCCATGTGACTGGCTGTGGACTAACAAGGACAGGCCAAGCATCATGGAATGTCCAGGCATAAGTAGCTAACGGTTCTGTAAATTCTGAATTTGTAGGAGATGGAATGGCAGTTTCTCTGTTCGGATCTGTTGTAGTTCTTCTGCCAGCATCACTGAATTGGAACATATTAATCTGGCACTTGTAATTATCTTTATATGAGAAGTCGAATGTGCTGGTTGGATTAATTATTTCCATCCAATCATCAAAGAATTGTCGTTCAAATGAATCCGTACGACATAAGAATGTCATAGCTGTTTCTTGGTAGTCAGACTGATATGGCACCTTAAAGTTTGGGCCATGATAGCTCATGTCCATATTCATAAAGCCACGACCAGGGAATTCAGCCGACTCGCACAGGTATGTGAATTGCCTCATTAATTCACTATAACCAAGCTTTGATAGAAACGAATCAACACCGCTTGGCACAATCTGTACAGCAAATCGACTTGATTTGACCAATCCATTAAATGCTGACGAATATGCAAAAAAGTCCTGCATTCTCAGGAATGTTGGTTGATTGTTTATTGAAAAACTAGGCATTTATTTTATCCTTTTGAAACCCATACTGCGACAGGTAATTGCATGGCCTTATCCCATTCATCGGCTGTGACTTCTACAAATGACGATCTGACCTGTGTGAATAGGTATCTCTTAATGCATGGGCGCATTGCACCTGCTATTCTACTGGTGCTATTTAATAAGTCATATGTGACGCGGAGCTTGGTGGTGGCATTCATATTATTATTATTTCGAAATTTCATCATGGTATTCAATAGTGCGCTGCGCTCACCAAATGAGAGGTAGTGAAGATTAAGCCCTAGAAAGCCATCTGGATAACGCTCAATAGGAAATACTAGTGGAAATCGATCATACATAGGAAGGGTGGCTTTAGTCTTTGGATCGTACCAGAAGAAATACATCTTACCTATTACGGTAGTATCTCTATTTCGTTCGTTATTGGACATGATTTTATTACGGTAGCCAGAGGCACTTTTAGCCTTGCCCGTCATCCAATCGCCTATTTCTTGATTTGTGTAATTCTTTGCCATAATTGTATTTATTTCACTTGACAGCCACTTGACATGACTATATAATGGCTATGTCCTGTATGAATGAATAATACTATTTAATACCTAATTCTTTCTCTGTGATAAGCTTAAACTGCCATCCTCTATCAAGACAGTATTCTTCAGCAGCTTTCCACTTAGCTTGATTCTTACCCCATGTAGTTACCTCAGTAATATACTGTTTGGTAATACGCTTCTTTTTAGCAGGTTCAACAGTCTCTTTTCTAGGCTTTACTTCTAATAGCTGTTCTACAATATTACCATTCTTATCTATGGCTTTAATATAGAAGTCTGGGAAATACCTGTGATACCGGTTATCTAATGGTGATATGTATGGTATTGCTATTTCCTCAGATGACCACTGAATAATCGATTTATTCTCATCTAGGTATACCATGAGCTTTCGTTCCCATAACGAACGGTATATGATTCCCGTTGGGTTACCTTTATATTTTTCAGGGTTCTTGGGGCTATATCTACCCTTGTAAGTTTTCATATAAATATATAGAAAACAATTCCACAGGGAAAACAAATGAGCATATGGCAAGATTTAGTTGATGCAGGACAGTATGCATATGAGGGTATTGTAGGGGGCACCGAGAATATTCTATCAGTTATCAATGAAGCGGACATAAGATCCCGCAACTTATTCGATTATAATATTAGTGATAGCACTCTTGGCCAGTCCCAGTATGATTTTAGATACCGCGTATTTCCTTCTGATCTAGCCAATGATTATGTTGGGCACTATATGGTAATTAATATTAATGTGCCTGTGTTCGCCTCTGATGGTAGAGCTAGAACATCGTATGGCGGATCTGCTTTTGGTCAGAACATATTAGAAAAAGAATATTCAAAGGTGGACACGCTGCGTTTTGGTAATGCAGAAAATGTAGGCGGTACTAGTCCAATTACACGCGGTGATGCTTTGAAAGCAGAACCATTATCTATTCCTCGATATACTCGCCGAATTAAAGAATCGATTGCTATGTTTATGCCTACTCCTGTGACATTTAATACCGTCAATGAATTTCAAGAAATAAGCTTGACAGGCATGGTTGGTGGATTAGCTACAGGTGCTGCGGCTCTTGTTGCCGGCGCATTATTTGGTGAGACAGGAGCAGATTTGGCCAATGCGGTTGGTGATTCGGCAGGTAAAGCCACAAGACTGGTTGGTTATCCAATTAATCCGCGCGTTGAGGTAATGTTCTCCAAAACAAATCTTCGCCAGTTTGTATTTGAATTTTTAATGGCACCACGCAATGAGCAAGAGTCCGAGAATATGAAGGCTATTGTTCGTACCCTTAGATTCCACTCAGCACCAGAGCTTGACTCAACCACAGCAGGCTTCACATGGATTCCGCCCGCTGAATTCGATTTTACCTTCTATAATAAAGGTGTAGAAAATACAAATATTCCAAGAGTAAATACATGTGTTCTGGATCGCATCGAGGTAGACTATGCACCACAGGGAGTATATTCGACATTCTCTAATGGCCATCCAGTAGCAGCCAGACTTAGCTTAGGTATGAGAGAAATTGAAGTTGTCCACAAGCGCCGCGTTCTTCAAGGATTCTAAGAATGAGTACTTATTTTGATAAATTCCCATTAATTCGCTATCAAATATCAGGTGTTAAATATTCAAGCTTCCAGACGGTACGGAATCTTTTATTCCGTACCTCTATTATTCGTGAAGCTCTAAGCAATTCGTCATCTTATGTTCGCTATGTTATTCGTGACGGTGATACACCAGAGATAATAGCTTCGAAGATATATGGTGATCCACAGGCTCATTGGATGATATTATATGCCAATGATATGCTAGATGCTCAATATGACTGGCCAATGACCTCGACTGTTTTTCCTAAGTATATTGCGGATAAATATCGTAGTATGGCGGAAGCAGATCGTGGTACAACTTTAGAAGATTATGAGGTGATTGCTTGGACACAGGATACCACCAATATACCATCATATCACCACTATGAGAAGGTGGTAAAATTAGAAAATCAAGCGGCTCAGGTAACTACGGAAACACGATTTATAATCAATAAATCATTATTGACCGATGATGAGCTAGTAGATGTTCCACATGATTATTATGATGGTCTGGCGGATGTTCAGGATGTAGCACCAATCGATCTAACAATAGATGGGCAGACAGTAATTCAGACAGTATATCGCAATAAGGTTACCTACTATGATTATGAGGATGAATTAAACGAAGCCAAACGCACCATTCGAATAATAAAGAAAGAGTATTATACACAAATGAATACAGAATTAGGCATTCTTACCAATAGAAATACGCCAGTATTTTTGAGAAGAGTATCATAAAGCATGGTCAATGTTAATTTACCACCAATTGAAGAGTCAAAGGTTGATTTTACGGTAGCCTTTAGTGGTGTTGATGAACAGAATACCAGAGAAATAACTATTCGTGAGATTACATTGGGAGAGAGCTTATTAACTCCTGGTCTCCAAACATCGGTGCTGGTAAATAGCTTTCTCCATGCATCACCAGATGGAGAAGGTAAAACAGGCCCACCGAAGAATTATGATGACTTCAAGAATAAAAAGATGGAAATTAGAATTGAGAGAAAGCTTCTTGAATATTTTAATATGGAAACTACTCTAGATGTTTCACAGAGAATATACAGAGTTTCTGATCGTAAGCTATTAAATAACAGTAACGAACAATTCCGTATTCATGCCTGTGATGATAGTCTATTAAATGATGCCAGATCGCTTGTCAGTAAACCATGGAATTGTACCTCTCCATCTAGCATTGTTACAGAAGTATTAAGAGGATGTGCTGGTGTTAGGAACCTAGATGTAGAACCTAGCACACCAATGCGCGATTATATTGCCGAGAATATTCACCCATTCCAGGTGGTAGCACAACAAGCCAATGCTGCTTTAGCAGCCGGTAATGACCCGTCATTTGTTCATTATATGACATATAAAGATTTCGGCACACACCATTTTAGATCGATTTATTCACTGACAAAAGAAGCACCACCAATAGATAAGCCATTTGTATTTGCTGAAACAGGCGCTGCTTCTGGTTATGGCAATCCATATGGTATAATGATATATAGTTTCCCATGCGATTTTGATTTATTATCTGATATTCTAAATGGTATTGATGTGGATGGTAAATTTATTAGCTCAGGTATTTTTGGTAATCTTCTCGCTGGTTTCTTTGGTTTAATGGGTAATCAAGCAGCCGGTTGTGGCCTAGGCGGTGGTAATATGAATATAGCTAAGACCAATTTCAATACAGAAAAAGCACAAGATCAGTGCCCATCAGAAATTGAGAAGTACCTATTAAAAAGACAGGCCAGAATGTCATTATTAGAACAGGATAAAATAGCTCTAACACTCACGGTACCATGGAATCCAATGCTCCATGCTGGTAAGATGATTGATGTTGAGCTACCTAGAAAAGGCGTTGAGGGTTCTGCAGGTAATGAAGATAAATTATTATATGGTTCTGGTAGATATTTAATTGTTAATTTAACTCATTCAATTAAAAATGGTGGTTTCTCAACAACTACCATGGAATGTGTAGCGCAGACAGCAGGGCAGGGAATAGTATAATATGGTTAAGCCAAGAGATCCTACAGCAGAAAATACATTATTGTGTGGTATATGTGTCGGTGGGCATGATGCTGATCCAGATCCAAATCAAAATGGATTATGCAGAGTTTATTTGCCACAAGTTCATAATGGTGATAATATAAAAGAAAATAACCTAGGATTTTCAGTAACAATAATGCCACCAAATCAGGCTGGCGCGTCTCAATTTAATGGTGTGGTAGATCCTGGGCAAGCTCTATTGTGTATGAAGAGCGGGCCTCCTGGTGATTCCACATTAATTGTTCTTGGATCGATCCCAACAAATAAACAAAGTGGCGTGCAACCAGGTGGTAAAAACTTAAATAATTCGGGCACTCCTACTAAAGCTGGTGCCACCGAATTAAATATTAATATTCCACCAAATGTAAAAGAAACAACATCGGGTGGTACTCGAATCCGTCAAATACAAGAAAAAGGGCAGAGACATAAACACGACCTATTAAAAGGCATTCCATCTCACGGAGCATCATATAACCTGGCTGGTATGCCATTAAAACAAATAACCAGCGTTTCTACAGCCACCCAGTCTTTCAGTAATATTCTGACGGGTTCTATGCTTTCAGCATTACCAGGTGCTAACTTCTCAGTTGGTTCTATTCTGTCATCTCTTACCTCATCCGTAGCTGATGAATTACTATCATCGCTACCACCTGAATTAGCACAGGGTATGCAGAGTATGTTTAATTTAATGCAGTCAATGGAAGTATCGGAAGGCGGTGGATTTGCTACATCTGGTAAGGTGGATCCTACTACATACTTAGCCAATGCCATGTCATTATTAAAAGGTAATCAGTCTCTTGGTGAAGTAATTACCAATATTCAACGCCTTCAATATGACACATCATTATTTGGCCTAGATAAATTAGCAGCTACACCATTTAGTATTCCTACAGCGTTTGGTGATATATCTATGAGCTTGTCTGCCACCGGTGCTATTCAGATAGAAACACCTGAGGCCGTACAGAAAGCAATAGATGCGTTTGGCGGTCTAATGTCTGCTGGTGCTGGTTTCCCTGGTGCGTCTCTGGGTAATATGTTTGGTAATTCTTCTAAGGTTATGTCTGATATGTTTAATAGACTGCCACCTGGATCGCAGACAATAGCCAAAGGTATGATGGAAAAAGTAATTGCTCCTGGCACACAGGCTCAAACACTATTAAATAAAACAAATGAATTAGCACACCAAGCAACTAATATATTTTCAGTATTAAAATAAGAAAGTGATGAATAATGGGCGTTTATAAACCACCAGGTAATCCTAAGAATATAACTCCAACTGAGGGTTGGTCTGGTCCGCCAGATGCGCGTGATACTGGTGGTGAGTATCCAAATTATAATGTGTTGGCCAAGACTAAATCAGGCCATGTTATCATGACAGATGATACCAAGGGCAGTGAGCATGTAACTATCCAGCACCGCAGTGGTTCTATGATCCAATTTATGCCTGATGGTGCTATATCTATCGGCGCACAAAATGGAATGTATCAGATTATCTTTGGTGAGAATAGAATGCTGATCACTGGTGCTCAGGATATTACTGTTCAAGGCGGTGGTAGCTTGTATGTAAAGGGCGACTATAACATGACAGTGGAAGGTAATCATAATACAGTTGTCCATGGCGATATGAATTTAACAGCCAAGAATTTAAATCAAACAATTCGTGGTAATATGGATACCACCGCTAAAGAAATGTCTACGAATATTGAGGGGTCAAGTAAGATTACCTCTCATGGTATTACCACTATAGCATCAGATGGCGGCCTATCTCTAATGTCCACAAGCGATTCCATATCTCTTGGCGCTAAACAAGACGTTGGCCTCTATTCAGGTAAAAAGCTAATGGTAGAATCAGGAGCTAGTATGCATATGAAATCGGCTGAAGCTTTAAACTTGAAAGGCGGCGGAAAACTGTCTCTAAAAGGAAGCACAATCGCTGCTGATGGTTCTTCTGGTGGAGCTAATATTCTACTTGCTTCTGGCGCTTCTGTTGATGCCGAAGCTGCTCAAGTTAAATTTAAACCAGCACCTCCCCCTACTAGAGAGTTATAAATAACCATATGGCACAACCAATAGTAATATCAAGAACACCAGACTATTCAGACTTAGATTTGGATTTTATAGCACATCCTACAACAAAGGATGTGGTTGTTAAGACTGGTGCGGATGCTATTAAGCGTTCGGTTCGTAATCTTATTCTAACAAATTTCTACGAAAAACCTTTTAGACCTGGCATTGGTTCAAGTGCTGTGAAATTGCTATTTGATAATATGACTCCGCTTGTTTCCAATTTCCTTGAGAATGCGATATATGAAGTCATTCGAAATTATGAACCACGCGTAGAAATTATAAAAGTCACTGTTATACCAGACTATGATAATAATGGATATACTGCAAGACTTGATTTCATAGTTATCAATAGAAACCAGCCACTGACCACCACAATATTCCTAGAAAGAGTCCGCTAATGGCAGCTAATACAACGCTAACAGTTACCGATCTTGATTTTGATTCAATCAAGAACAACCTCAAGACATTCCTAAGAAACCAGACACGATTCCAAGACTTTGACTTTGAAGGTTCAGGTATGAGTGTTCTGCTGGATCTTTTGGCTTATAACACTCACTATAATGCGTATTATCTGAACATGATTGCAACTGAAATGTTCCTTGACACTTCAAAGCTGCGCCAGTCGACCGTATCTCATGCCAAGCTAATCAATTATGTGCCAGAGAGTACTCATGGCGCGGAAACCAAACTGAACATTTTGGTTACTCCTTCAACAAGCGAAAATCAAAATACAAACATTATAACACTAGACAAATATACCAAAGTCTTTGGTGGAGCTCTTGATGGTGTTAATTATCCATTCGTTGTTTTGGATTCTTATACAGTTAATAAAGATGGAAGTTCATTCTTATTCAGTAATGTTACGATTAAACAAGGTGAGGTTGTCACACGCCAGTTCCTAATGGACACAACAAATACCAAGAGAAGATTTGAAATACCATCAGCAAATGTTGATCTGAATACAGTAATTGTTACTGTTCAAGAGTCCGCAGCAAGTACCAATACCTCTGTTTATAATATCGCAGAAGACTTGACTGAAATTACAAGAGACTCAAAGGTATACTTTATTGAAGAAAATGGAAATGGAAATTATAGACTGTACTTTGGTGATGATGTAATCGGTAAGAAGCCAATAAATGGCAATATTATCAATATCACCTATATTGATACATTAGGTTCTATCGGCAACAAGATATCATCGTTTTCCATAGCAAACACTATTGGTGGATTATATAGTGATAATGTTCGCGTATCTTCTACTAGTGCGACATATTCTGGATCGGAAAAAGAAACAATTGAGCAGGTCAAGTATCGCGCACCATACTTCTATTCAGCACAGAACAGAGCTATTACCACATATGACTATGAAACTCTGATAACCAAAGACTATCCAAACATCGATTCGGTAGCTGTGTGGGGAGGTGAAGATAATGTTCCTGTTATTTACGGTAAGGTATTCTTATCATTGAAGACTAAGGAAAATTTCTTTTTAACCAATTTGGAAAAAGAAAACATCAAGAACACTCTAATCACGAATAGAAATGTATTGACCGTTTCTCCTGAAATCGTCGATCCTTCCTATACATACATCATTGTTCGCGGCTCGGCATACTACGATTCAACTTTAACTCAGTATACAGCGGCCCAGATTAGAAGCTTTGTTGTTGCTTCTATTGAAGACTATAAGATAGACTACCTTGGTAAGTTTAATTCAGGTTTTCAGAAATCAGTAATACAACAATATATTCAAGACTCGGAAAATTCTATCACTGGTTCCGATATTAAGGTTATACTCCAAAAGAGAATTCCAATTACTTTGAGTCAATCAAAAAACTATACAGTTGACTATGGAGTGCCTATAAAGAAAGGTGATTTCAATAGCTCAATATCAACTTATCCTTCACTGGGTATTGTTGATACAAACTTTATCACAAGACAATTATTTTTCGAAGAAGTGCCATCAATAAGCTCTGGTATTGATAAAATCGATATTATAAATGGCGGTGTAAACTACACTACAGTTCCAACAGTTACTATTGTTGGTGATGGTACAGGAGCAACAGGTATTGCTAAAATTTATGGTGGCAGGGTTGCGTCAATCGAAATAACTAATAAAGGTTCTAACTATACAAGAGCTTCTGTGTCAATATCAGGAGCAACAGGAATAGGCGTAGTTGTAGATCCTATTCTTCAATCTCGCGTTGGCACTCTTAGAACATACTATATAAATGAAAATAGAGAAAAGATATTCGTTAATAATAATGCTGGAACAATAGACTACGATAATGGTATTATTGTTCTTACATCGCTGTTGCCAGTGTCAGTAGCTACAAATGCTTATTATGAACCAAATGTATTGACGATAAATACATTTGTAGACAAAGAAATTATTGACTCTATCCGAAATAAGATTATAGACATTGATGTTGATAATCCACTCTCATATCAAATAGAAATTGTTTCAGCATAAAAGATGATCAGCAACAACAAAATATCAAACTTAATTGAATCGCAAGTTCCATTCTTTGTTAGAAACGACCATGAAAACTTCGTTGCTTTTGTGGAAGCATACTATGAATTCTTGGAACAGCAAACAGGTGTTGTGAATGTCACTAAGAGCCTATTAAATCAAGCAGATGTTGACTTGACTGATATCTTTGTTGAGAAGTTCTACGATAACTTTCTTCCATTTATTCCAAAAGATACGGTTGTAGATAAAACTCTGATTCTAAAGCACATCAAGGACTTCTATCGTTCTAGAGGTACCGAGAAATCAATTAGATTCCTAATGAGAATCCTGTTTGATGAAGATGTTGATTTTTATTACCCTCAAAGAGATGTGTTGAAGGTCTCTGATGGTAAATGGTTTCAAGAGAAATCTGTCAAAATTACAAATATAACAGTTAATGGTATTGCCAATAATCAATTAGGCATAGAAACCAAATTCATTAACAGAAGAATTACAGGCGATACTTCAAATGCCTATGCGCTAGTTGAAAGAACCTCATCATACTACGAAGGCACTTCTCTTGTTCGTGAACTCAAACTTTCCAATCAATATAGAGATTTTGGTTCAGGCGAAAGCATATCAACAACATTTTCTGAGGGTGAGACTGAAAAAACAATTACTGCTGATCTATTTTCTGGCGGTATCAATACTATTGAACTTACCGATGGTGGAACAAGATATCAGATTGGTGATAGTGTAATAATTGAGAGTGAAACAGGCAGTGGTGCAAATATTATTGTCTCGTCTGTTAGCAGCGGTAACTTGACATCCATTGTTGCTTTAAACGGCGGTGCTGGATTTCAAGTAGGTAGTCAAGTTTTGATTACTGGCGGTGGCGGATCAGGAGCAAATGCTAATGTTACTACTGTTTCAGCAGATAATTTCTATCATCCTAATTCATACAATATTATCTATACTACTATACAATCGATAGCAAGTGCAAATATCAATAACCTTAACTATGGTCTGTATTTTTCTGGGTTTACAAATCCTGCTAATGCTAACACTACACTAGCAAACTCTCTTTCTTATTTTGTCTATGCTAACACTGGCCCAATTACAGGCGTTCTTCTATATAATTTGGGTTCTGGTTATCTATCTTCTCCTTCAATCACCGCTCAAGCCAATACAAGAGTAAGAAATCTTGGTATTCTCGGTAAAATGAGAATTGTTAATGGCGGCACTGGATACTATATTGGAGACAAAATACAGTTTATAAATGTTCCTGGTGGAGTTGGATCCGGTGCAAATGCCATAGTTAGTAATGTTGACACATCACAATCTAATACAATCAGTGCTGTGAGATTTGTAAATGTCCCTGGTCAAATCACTGGCGGTTCAGGATACGATCAACTCTTTTTACCAACAGCTAATGTTATATCATCAAATGTTCTAGCCTCTAATGCTAGTATTCAAGTTACAGCCGTTCTCGGATCAGGAGAAACTTTATATTCTGCAAATTCCATACAAGGTAGAATTTTAAGTTTACAAATCCTACAGAGCGGTTCAGGATATACAACAGCACCTACTCTAAATCTTACACAATCTGGTGATGGAACTGCTCAAGCTGTGGCAACAATCATCACGGGAGCATTTACATATCCTGGCAGATACCTAAATGATGATGGGCACATTTCGTCATATAACTTTATTCAAGATAGAGATTACTATCAAAAGTTCTCTTATGTTGTCAAGGTAAAGCAATCTATAGAAAAGTACCGTTCGGTTCTTAAAAATCTAATACATCCTGCTGGAATGAAACTATTTGGTGAGTACGCAACGGTAGATGAAGGAGCAAATCTAAACATATCTATCAGAGAAACATCCGACAATCTAGTTTCATCTACAACAAGAACATATCGTTTTCAAACTGGAAATGTATACATCAACTACACTTCTCATGGATTACAAACAGGCAATACAATATATCTGGATTGGATAACTGGTAATTTGGCTGCTGGTAATGTAACGACAGCACATCCATATGATAGTATCAAAGGCCCGTATAAGGTCAAGACAGTGGTAAATACTAATCAGTTCATTATTAACACTGTTCCTTATATTGCCAATACAAATACTGACATCACCCTTGTCGATCTTCCGACATATCTGGCCAATACTCTTCTTCCTAATACCTCAGGAACAGTGAATGTTGGCAAAGTTATATACTAAATAGTACAAAATAGGAAAAGAAATGGCTTCGATATACACCAAAAGTACGCAAATCTATAATGCCGAGAATTTTAAGGCATCGGTTGGAGATGCTAGTGAACCATATGTATACTTCACATTCGGTAAAGTAGAACCGTGGTCAAGTGAAGTTGCTCCTCCTCAAGCCAACAGTTCTGTTGACACATTCAATCAAGTTTGGAAAAATATGATGGGTGCTAAGAAAATTGTTGGTAATGATGTTAGATTGGTCATTCGTAGATTTGACTGGGTATCAGGAACAGTTTATACATCATATGATGATTCCGAAGCAGCTTTAGATATGAATGATCCTGATGTTAAATTCTATGTTGTCACTGATGAATGGAATGTCTATAAATGTCTAGGTAATAACAATGGCGGTGCATCGACAGTTAAACCGACTACCATCAATACATATTTGGCCGAACAGTTATCCGATAAGTACATCTGGAAATATATGTATACACTTTCGGATGAAGAAAAGCTTCGTTTCACAACTACTAACTTTATTCCAGTTCGTACATTAACAGAAGACAACGGAACATTACAGTGGCATGTTCAAAATAGTGCTGTACAAGGATCTATTGGATCAATAAAGATTGTAAATGCAGGATCTGCTTATTCTGTAGCTACTCCTCCTACAATTACCATTACAGGTGATGGTACAGGTGCCGAAGTTGCTGCTACTGTTAATGTGACAACATATGGTATAGAAAGTATTCTTGTAACTAATAAGGGTCAGAATTACACATATGCTAATGTTGCTATAATTTCTGCTACTGGTAGCGGAGCAAACGCAAGAGCTATCATGAGTCCTACAGGCGGCCACGGTGCTAATCCTGTAGAAGAACTTGGAGGATCTTTTGTTATGATTAATCCAAGATTAAGAGGGTCAGAATCAGGTATCATAGATACTCAAAACGAAATTAGACAGATAGCATTAATTAAAAACCCTGTATTAAGAGATGGTGTTACAATAGCTTCTGGAATTGTATATTCTCAGACAACAACAGTAGAAGTAGAACCCACAGGTGATAATTATATAGAAGATGAATATGTTTTCCAAGGATCAAGTTTATCCGCGGCTTCATTTAAAGGTAGAGTTGTAAGCTGGAATTCAGCACAAAATCTTTTAAATTTGATAGATGTGTTTGGAACTTTAACTAAAGATGGATTAACAGGCGATACTTCAAAAGCTTCCCGTCTGGTTTTAAATAACATTGACAAAGCTTTTACTCCATATACAGGAAGTTTATTGTACATAAATAATATAGCACCAATTCAAAGAGCTACAGATCAAACAGAAGATTTTAAGATCGTGGTTTCATTTTAATCCCAGTGAAGAGGAAAAAGACTAAATGACTGTAGGTTCAGATTACGCAAATACAGAGGCTTACAACTTATCAACAGATTTGAATGTAACTCCATATTATGATGATTATGAAGATAAGAAAGAGTACTATAGAATTCTCTATAAGCCTGGATTTGCCGTACAAGGCCGTGAACTTACCCAAATGCAGACAATTCTGCAAAAGCAGATCACACGATTTGGCAGACATATTTTTGAAGAAGGCACTATCGTTATTCCTGGTAATTTTCAACTATTTGCTAATAACATATCTTCAACCGGACCTCTCAATTATGTAAAGATCAAAGATGTTGATAATACAGGTAATACAATATCTCTATCCAACTTTGATGGTGTTATAATCCGTGGCGCAACATCTAATGTTACAGCACAGATTAGTATTGTTGCCGACGGTTCAGAAATTAGTGCTAATACCAATGCCAAAACACTTTATGTTGATTATCTATCAGTTGATTTAGCAAATACAGCACAAAAAATATTTTCTCCTGATGAAATTCTCGTATCAAATGTAGGTAATGTTGTAGTTCTATCATCAGCAACAAATCCTTTGGGTAAAGGATCAGCTTTCCGTATTACAGAAGGCGTTCTATTTGCTAAAGAACATTTTATATATTTCCCAGAACAAGAAGTTATTCTAGACCGTTATGGTAATAATCCAACAGCTAAAGTTGGATTCAATATTATCGAAAATATTGTCGATTATACACTCGATAGCAGTCTGCTTGATCCTGCTCTTGAGTCTTCTAACTATTCCGCGCCCGGTGCGGATCGTTTGAAACTATCTGCCGTTCTTGAATCTCGCGCATTTGATGATGCAGGAAGTATTCCAAATTTTACAACTCTCTTCACTATCAAAAATGGCGTAATTCAGACATACAATCAAAGAACTCTATATAACATTCTTAAAGATGAACTTGCAAAAAGAACATTCGATGAGTCCGGAGATTACTATGTTTCAGGTTTAGATGTTGAACTCAGAGAAACTGCTGATTCAGGAACAAATGGTGGTCTAGTTCCTGCTGGAGAAGGTGTCGATGCTAATACCATAGCAGTTCGTATAAGTCCCGGCACAGCTTATGTTAAAGGATATGAAGTTGGAACTATAGCTGGTGAATATCTCACAACTCCTAAATCTTTAAATTATACTAATGTCAGTTCTCAAATCGTATCCGCTTTTATGGGATCTTATATTACAGCAAATAACATGGTAGGTCATTTTGAACTTGACGAAGGCACAGAAATAACTCTTCTTGATACATATAATAGAAGAATTTCAAATGGCATATTTACAGCAGCAGCTATAGGCAGCATTATTGGTAAAGCCACTGTAATGAGTATTGAATATAACAGTGGTGTATTAGGAACATCTGATGGTAGAGCAGATATCTATCTATCAGATATTCGTATGATAGGAAGCAGTAGTTTTTCCTCTGTAAAGAGTTTGTATATCAACAACACATCAACTGCCGATTTTGGTGCTGATATTGTTCCAGATATTGTAACAAACACTACAGTCTTAAGAGAGCCATTCAACGGACCTCTACTGTATTACACAGGTTCAAACTTTACCAGAAAAGTAAGAGACGGAAGTAACGGCGATGTTTCAAAAACAACTTATTATTATACCACAACAATACCAGTAACAATTACCGAAGCTGGTAGTTATGGCACATTTACCGCATCTGTTGCTGGTGCCAATGTTCCTTATACAGGAACACTATCCACAACAGACAAGAGAGAAATCTTCTTAAGTCTTGAATCTTCTGTAAATGTTGCTATGCCAGGAACTTTCCAAAGTGTTGCTTCTGGTAATGTTATTACCGGAGATATTAACTCAAGATTTAGACGCTTAACAGCTGGAGAAAAGATTCAGTTCACAGGTGTAGGTCACTCTAATACATATACTGTTTTGGCTACACCTACAAGTGACATTTCATTGCAAGTTGTAGAACCTTCACTATATCTTACACCTGCTGGTAGTAGTGTAATGTATAGACATTATGGCGCTGGTAGTTATATTGACTTAACATCTTACGGCATGGCAACTGGAACTTCTCGTACTGTTGGAGTTATCGGAGGTACTCAAACATTACAGTTTAATTTGCAAGAAACTTTCCCAGCATCTACATCAGCAGCGGTATCTTTCAGAATATCAAGAACGAATGCTGTACAAACAGGCAAAACATTAAGACCAAGCAGATATGTTAAGATTAATTGTGCAACTGCTGCTTCGGGTACAACTGGGCCATATAATCTTGGATTTTCCGATGTTTATAGAATAAAGAGTATCGTAAAGAAAACTTCAAGTTTCCCAACATCAAATACTGATGGAACAGTAGTCACATCTCAATTCCTCTTTAACAATGGTCAAAAAGATACTCTATATGATTTGGCCACTATTAAACCAACAACAAGTCTTGCTACAACAGACAGACTTCTTGTTGAATTGGATTATTTTATACCCGACTTCTCAGTAGGTAAAGGATTCTTTACTGTTGATTCTTATCCAGTAAACGATCTTGTATCATCAAGTTCAACAATAAGCACCGCCGAAATTCCTATCTACAAATCTCCATCGTCTGGTAGGAAATATGACTTAAGAAATTATATTGATTTTAGACCTGTAAAGTCACTTACAGCCAACGACATAACAGATCCTGCAAGTGCTAGTGTAACAGTAAGTCCAGTAAAATCAAACACATTTAACTTTACATTAAGCTCTCTTGCTTTGGTTTCACCATCTTCCGAAATTGATTTTGATTACTCATATTATGTGGCAAGAAAAGACATTGTTTCTGTAAGTAAAAATAAAGTGTTTACCGTTACACAAGGAGAACCAGGACCTTTACCTGTTACGCCACAAATACCAGAAAACGAATTAGGTTTAGCTGTATTAACTATTGCTCCATTTCCATCTATCTCTCCATACTATGCTAAGATTATAGGTAGACAAGATATCGCATGTGCAAGTAGAAAAATTGCTCCTGTTCGACAGACTATGCGCGATCTTGGCGTTATGAAGAGCAGAATTGCAAGTCTTGAATATTATGCATCACTTAGCTTGTTAGAGAAGAGTGCTGCTGATATGCTAATTCAAGATGAAGCTGGTCTTGATAGATTTAAAAATGGTATCTTTGTTGATACTTTCCGTAATCACACATTAGGCGATACAACAAATGGAGATTATCGTATTGTTGTAGATCCTGCTGAAAATAGCATTCGCCCTCTATATTCTATGCAGTCTATTAATTATGATTACCTAGCAGGAGCAAATGTAAGAAGAATAAACGATATAGTCACTCTTGATTACTATGAAGTTGAATATGCAAATGTGTCTTCTGTTACTGCTACAATAAACACAGAAAAATCATCATATGCCTTTATTGGAAATATGACACTTATTCCAGATAGCGATATATGGATTGATACAATTACTTTACCACCACAAACAGTATCTTTTGAAAATGCAAATCTTGATGGTTTGGCAGATGCCCAGCAAGTTGGTGGTGTAACAACTACATGGAACGCTTGGCAAACTCATATTACTGGATATAAAGTTTATCAAGAAACAGCAGGTAGTAAAGTATTAATTGGTACATATTCCACATATAATGAAGCTTACAATCAAGCTCAAAATATTAGAACAACATCGTTTGGCGCAACAATTGAAACATCTTATCAAAATGATAGAACTGGTTCCGAATCCTATACATTTGTAGATCAAGATACTGTTTCTACAGGTTCTAAACTTGTTAGTACCGAAATTATACCTTATATCAGACCTCAGGTATTGATAGGATCTGTCAGTGGTATTAAACCATATGCAAAATATAAGATATTCTTTGACAACATTGATATGACAAGTTATGTCAGACCTATAACTTATGATGAATATCTTAACTTTAACACTTTAACTCCAACATTCTCTATTGGCGATGATCTTCTAGCTAATCCAGAAGGCCAATTGTGGTTTAGATTGAGTTTACCAAACTCAAACAATTTGAGATTTACTGTAGGTTCAAAAGTAGTTAAAATTACAGATAGTATGACAAATACATCTGAAGAAACATCTTATGCCACAAAGACATTCTTTGCTCAAGGCATGATTGAAACTAAGCAGGAAACAATTCTTTCAACAAGACAAGTTGATATAAGAAGCACTCCTTTGACTGAAAGCTATGGTTACAACACATTTGACACTTTACCTCCATTGCTTGCGGCGCCGCCACCACCTGCGCCGCCGCCACCAGTGCCACCACCTCCACCTCCGCCGCCAGTTTTGCCTCCTGTGCCACCGCCGCCTCTTCCGCCTCTTGTGCCGAATCCTCCGCCGCCGCCGCCGCCGCCACCGCCAGTGCCGCCGGTGCCGCCGGTAGTAATACCACCGCGTAAACCGCCAATTGTGCTTAGAATCCCACCAAATTTTGGCATGAATCCAAATATTTGCTGCTTTGTGCCTTATGCTATGGTAACTATGGCTGACGGTACTAAGAAAGCAATTTGTGACATTAAGAATGGCGATGAAGTTCTTAGCAGAACTGGTAGCGCAATAGTAACCGATATTATCATTACCGATCTTGGTAATAGAGAACTATATGGTTTTGCCGGTCATGAACCATTTGCTACGGAAGACCATCCGTTCTTAACAAACAAGGGTTGGTCATCTTACAAGATTGGCGATTATCACAACCATCTTGTTCGTGATAATGTTCCAAACATCAATTGGGATCCAATGACTAACAATGAAGAAGTTCTTCATACAAGTGGATTTGTTCCAGTTAATGAGATTGTTACAAAAAAAGAAGATCCTAATAAGAAAGTGTATGCTCTAACTCTTGATGATACTTCAGATCACACATATTGGGTTGAAGACTTCTTAACTCATAATAAAGGAGGCGGTGCCCCTGCCGGCAGATGCCTTGCGTATGTAATGCCTATTAAAGTTCCTGGAACTGAAGAAGGTATATTCTTGACAGCCGTTGAAGTATATTGTGCTGAAAAACATCCGACACTTGGAATGTGGTGTGAAGTTAGAGAACTTGACGCTGGCGGAGGTATTACCAGAAATGCTGTTCCATTCTCTGCTGTATGGTTTAGAAATGGTGAAATTCCAATTTCAACTGATGGAAAAACAAATGGACTAAAGGTCACTTTTGAAGCGCCGATATTCTTGTATGCTAATAAATCATATGCGTTTATTATTCATCCAGAAGCAGGGAATCCAAATTATTACTTCTGGATGTCAAGAATCGGTCAGACTGATATTAATACAGGGCAACCAGTGAATAGTCGTGGTTACACTGGTACAACCTTCACAACAAACAACGATACGATTTGGGTTCTACAAGACCAAATTGATATTACATGTAAGTGGTATCGAGCCGCGTTCTATACAGGAACAGGAACATTTGAAATTGGAAATAAACCAAAAGAAAAGTTCTACATTAAAGATATTGTTGGCAGTTTAGAAGGATTTGGTGAACCATTCGTGACAGGAGATAGACTCACTCTAACTGGAATTCAAGCTAATACAGGCGATTTTATTATTGGTCAATCATCTGGAGTTAATGCTACAGCCATCAGTGTTTCTGGTGGCACATATAAAACATCAAATATTAGATTTACATCTAATGAATCCGTGACAATTAGATATGGAGCAAATGGTGTTACTAAAGGATCAACTGCTTGTTCAGGAATAAGCGTTGTAGCAACTGTAGCTCGAGGCACTGGATCCCTTGAATACTATAAAGAATCTCCAACAAAGACTCAAATGATTTTAACAAATTCAAATGGTTTGTTCTCAAATGGTGAAATTATCTTTGATATTTCAGATGAAGGTTATGGAACTATCGAATCTATAGAAAATCAAAGATATTCTGTTATAGATTTTGAACCTACAGTTATTAATTTTGCTAGTACTAGAACTGTATATGAAATGGCAGTAAGTGCAAATTCGAGCGGAAGCGGTATCAATACATATTTCAATTTTGATGCTGGTGAGAACTATACTTTTGATGAAGAAAAGGCAATTTTCTCTCGCTCTAATGAAATTAACAATCTAAGTTCAGCGCGTTCTAATAGAGTTAGAATTACAATGTCTACGGATACAAACTATCTGTCTCCAATACTTGATCTTTCGAGAACACACTCTGTTATCGTTGATAACTTGATAAATTCAGATGTTACTGGTGAAAATCAAACACAAGGTGGGCAATTGTTTAACAAGTACATCTCAAAGATCATAACTCTAGCAGATTTCCAAGATGCTGAAGATATGAATGTGTTCTTAACTGCTTATCGTCCACCAACAACAGATATGAAAGTTTGGATCAAACTGTTGAATGGCGAAGATTCAGATCCTATGGCACAAATAAACTGGATTGAAATGGAAAAGATTTATGGTGGTGACAGCACCTATTCCTCATTCGCAAACAAGAATGATTTCAAAGAATATAAGTTTGTCTTACCAGCAACATCTTTGGATGCTAATGGAATATTCACATATTTGAATACTGCAAGTGTGCCATTCAAGTCCTTCAAATCTTTCCAGATCAAAGTAGGTCTTCTTGGTTGTATTGATGATGGAAACAGCGCAGTTGTTCCAAGAGTTGCTGATCTAAGAACAATAGCATTACAGGTCTAAAATTATGAAAAAAACTGAGATTCCAGGAATATATAAGGTTTCGGAAGGTGTCCTCGTCAACAAAGATAACGAGGCCCTTCAGAAATACAAGAAGAGACGCGATGCTATGAGAAGAACTGATAGACAGATAAATATTTTAGAAGAAAAAGTATCTAAGATTGATAAGCTTGAAAACGATCTAGAAGAAATTAAATCACTATTAAAAAAGTTGGTAGAATAGACAAATGGCATTAGCAAACGTAGCACTAACAAACACATTTGATGAGTGGCGTACTAGAACGAATCAGCTGGTCGTTCAAAGTAATGTTTATGAAAGCGATATGTTATTTCTGTATAATAAAGGCAATAATTCTCCTTCTTACGCATATGCTAATAACATTGGTGTAACATCAAATGCTTTTGCTAGTAATACGATAGCTGGGGCAAACACAGCAGTTGGTGCTGGTGCTAATGCTTTTTCTGCTGCTACAATAGCAGGTGCTAATACAGCAGTTGGTGCTGGTGCTAATAACTTTGCTAAAGCAACTATTGCCGGTGCTAATACAGCAGTTGGTGCTGGTGCTAATGCTTTTGCTTCTGCTACAATAGCAGGTGCTAATGCTGCTGTTGGTGCTGGTGCTAATGCTTATGCTGCTTCTATTGGTACTGCTTCTAATAACTATCTCCTAGCAGTAATTGCTGGTGCTAATACAGCAGTCGGTGCTGGTGCTAACGCTTATGCTCTATCAATAAGTTCAACATCAGGTGTCAGCTTTACATCCACACTAAATGGTGCTAATACAGCAGTCGGTGCTGGTGCTAATGCTTATGCTTCTGCTACCATAGCAGGTGCTAATACCGCAGTTGGCAATGGTGCTAATAACTTTACTAAAGCGACATTGAATGGCGCTAATACTGCTGCAAGAGATGCGACAAACTTAACATCAGGTACTGTTGCTCTTGCTCGCGGTGGTACAAATGCACCACTTAGCGGAATTGCAGGAGGTATTGTTTATTCTACATCAGGAGCTCTTGCTATAAGCGCGGCTGGTAGCACTAATCAAGTTTTAATATCTAATGCTGGTACTGCACCATCATGGATCGGGCAATCAGCTCTACAGGTTGGTTATGCTACTGCGGCAGGATCTGCTGGTTCAGCAACAACGGCTGGTTCAGCAACAACGGCTGACAGTGCCACTACC